GCCTGTTGCTATCGTCAAGAAAGGCGCAAAGGCAAAAGTTCAGTATGCTGTAGCAAGTACTGATGCTGACATTGCGATCGGTGACTACGTCAGCGTGAAAGGCGTAGGTGCTGCTGGTGTCGTTAAGAAACACGTTGGTACTGCGGTACCAGGTTCTTACGCGCAAGCAACCTTCCAGGCAATACATGACGAGAAGGAAATGGTCGTCGGTGTTGCCCTTGAGGCTGTAGCTGCACCTGCAGCTGGCACGAAGACTGGAAAGCTCGATGTACAACTGACCTGTCCGAATTTCGGTAGACAGGAGTAGTGAACGAAATGCCATACTCAATTGACGATATTATCAGGGAAGTTGCGCTGCAGACCACGATCTCGGAGAGGTCCGTGAGAGCGAACGTTATTCGAGAATTCGTCTATCGTGCAGCTGCAATACTAACTGATGCGACGAGAGTCATACCTGAAGTAAGGTATGACGGACTGGATATCAAGGCGGAGATAGCTGGAGACGTCGAGATTGACTACCCGGTAGCTGAAGGTGCTGAAGGCGACGAGGGAAGAGTTGAGTGGCAACCATTCAATTGGTCTCTCGCGAAAGGTGAAGGCTCCTTTAAGATTACTGATGAGGCGGTCATCAGACAGTATCAGAGATTGCAGTATCAGACTGGCGTAAAGCGTGTAGCGGAAGGTTTCGCCAAGAAGAAGAACTATAATATCATGGAAGCTGTAGTCGCAGGGTATACTTTGACAAATGCAACTACAGGCGCCTGGGATGGAGGTACACCAAAGATTGTTGAAGACGTCAATAAGGCTATCAGTACCATCCTTGAGTCTGATGCCGCAAGGGTCACCTACAAGGATGTTGCCAAGATCAAGGTCTGCTTACCCATAAAGGCTTTCAACCTTTCTGGTGCGCTGACTGAGATCGCTAACCTAAAGATGAGCTATCGAGACTATTTGGGAACACAGTATAAGGGAATAGAATTCCTACCGTTCAAGGATATTTCAACAGCTACTGGTCTAGGCGGTGGAGATGACGGCTATGTCGTCGTCAGTGGTCTAGATACAGGCAAACACGGTGTCTACCGCGGCGGAAAGGTTCCGTTAACTGAAGAAAAGCGTGTAGGTGCTGCCACGAAACACATCGTAAGGCAGTTCTTCGCTACGAAGATTATGCAGGATTCTGAGACTGTTACGACATCTAGCAAAATATGTCGTATGTCTGCTATACTCGGCACTCCATAGTTAACCTGTCTTTCAGTGCATACGGTAGTTTCCGTCCTGGCTCGGAAGAGCGGACGTAAAACAAACCGCTGGGAGATAGACGTAAAATCTCCACATCTCTCTGATGTGATGCATGATGAGCAAAAAGGAAAAGAAGAATCCTGGTTATGTTAAAACTGATGTGTTTAATGCGAAGTTTAACGAACTTACCAATTATTGCAAACGCTTGGAGGATACACAGAAGAAAATCCTAAACGTTCTGATCGGAAAAGATATGGATAGCGGGATAGTAGGTAAGTTGCGCGATTTGAGCAATGAGATTAAGACTGGCAAAACGATTGTGGGTTGGATTAAACCCATAGTCATTGCAGTCGCTTCGTCATTCCTTACAGCTGTCTTTTTGACAGCTATCATGGGTACAATATAATGGAGGAAAAAGAATGGCAGCGGTATTTAACGTCAATTTCGACTTCGGCGGGTCAGATGGAACTCCAGGTACCGAACAGAATACGGATGGATTAGGTCCACCGAATGTAAGAATGAAAACGGCTGACGATGCAACGATAGATTCGACTAATCCGATACCGATACCACCTTCCGGTACACGGCGTAGTTTCTGGAAGCAACTCTATCTCTACTGTGCTACAGCACCATCAACTCAGGTAGACAATGTAAAATTCTACACTGACGGCGGTGGATTCGGAACTGGTATTACCCTTTATGTGGGTGAACAGTTTCCAACGAAGAATTCAGGTTCGGATGCGGGCTACGAAGTAGCAGCTGGTACTGTGGGACAAGATGGGGACGAAATGGTCGCGAATCATGGTGGCATAACTTCGAAAGCTGACGCTTTCTCATTCACTTCGGGCTCACCACTGTCAGGCCCATCGATATCAGAAGCTGGTAATATCATAGATGCAATCGGTGAGACAACGAACTATATAGTCGTACAGATGGATGTTGCTGACACGGCTTCACCTGGTGACTTAACCGATGAAACAATGACGTTCCAGTACGACGAGATTTAAACTCTAGGACGTGCAATACAATGCACTGGAAAGCAATATATAATGATGGGTCGTATCTGGAGCAATTTAATCCCGACGGATCGGAAAATAAGTATCCTGATATTCAACGGGATAAGTTAGTGCAATTTATTTTACTGGACTTTCTAAACAGGCCTAGGGTTATTTTACATTTGAAACCTGGACAACAGCTGATTTGTCGTAAAAGAGTTGCTATTCATTTAGCGATAGGTCCACAAGGAAAGAGCGGTCAAGAGGAAACATGGATTGTTGGATTTCAGGAGAATCGACGCGGCGTCAATGTGCAATCTATCTGTTTCGTTTTCGAAGATGGTCATGTTGAGTTAATGGATCGCTTCAATCCTGATCATAAGTTATTCTATCCTGTAATAATTAGAAAGGAGGAAAAGATTTGACGAACTATTTCGTAGACATAGAAAAGGTATCTGGTACACTGACAGGAACATGTGACTTTACCAATGGGTCAGCGACTGTCTATGGAACTAATACACTGTTTCAGTCAGAACTTACTGTTGGTGATTTCATTCGAATTCAAGGTGCTGGAAATCAATGGTATAGAGTAGCATCGATAGAAAGCGACACTGAACTGACTTTATCATGGGCATTTTATCAATCCACAACAACAGGCGAAACAACAGATTACAATGACGAGGTTGGTACATCTGCTGCTGCAGCGTTCTGTCATGTGTGGTCAGCGCTAGTAGATTTATCACCAATCGGTCCTGGTGATACTGTTTTCATTCGCTGGAATCAAACTCATCTAATGGGTAACTGCAACGTAATCATTGATGGTGGTGGTACGGCAGTCAACCCTAATGTTCTGGCAGCTGATGATGGAACTGGTTGGCCTGGTGATACTCAAACGACCAGACCGACTTTTGATTTTCTCAACACGGATACTCAAATCTACTCGTATGATCAAGATTTCTGGGAGGTGTATGGTTTTATCTTTAAGAACTCTGCAAGACAAACTACACGAAGTTCACCGTTGACATGGAATGATGCTGATGGATGGTTCCTTGAGTACTGTGATTTCTTGGATAATAATGATGCTCCTGCAGGATATAACAAAGGTTTGCACGTTGATGGAGTTGGTCAGGCTGTTATCAAGAACTGTTTGTTCAGAAATAATGGTAACTGGAATCTCTATTGTGATAATAACAAGCTAATAATCGAGGATTGCATCTTTGACGCCGGTACTGAAAACACACAGTACGGTTTATCTGTGCGGGCATCGATTGTAATAATGCTGGATTGCGAACTAGGAAAGAATAATACTCACACCAATGCTGATATTAGCTACATTGGTAATCCTAGCGAAATTACAGCCAGGAATATAATATGTTATAGCACGAATAAAGTTATTGCTAGCAGTCCAGTGATGGTATATGGTAGCTTCTTCCGCTGTGAAGAATGGGGTGGAGTTATAGGTGCACAGTACTACTGGTGTACGCTTGGAATAATGGAAAGAGACACAACTATAAAATACGGTGCAGACAGTAGTCGCAGAGTTGATCCGAATACTAGTGGCGAATCTACAACACCATGTAGTATACGTTATCCACTACAGGTCTTAGACATTCCACTTCATGTGCCAAATATCCAAAAGACTTACAAGGTCTATGTCTATGGAACCGGTTGGTCTGGAACACCTCTACTCAGTGCCGATGAATTCTGGATCGAAGCCTACTATTTCGATACTGGTGGTTCAGCAAAAAGAGCGATAGTGAAATCTACGCAAACTTTGACTGCAAATAGTACTTGGACGGAATATTCCGTCACTGTTACACCAGTTATCACAGGCGTACTGTATTTACGTGCTTTTCTTGCCAAGGCAGAAACAGGTGCACTCCTATACGTTGATATCAAACCAGTCATCACGTAGTGAAAAGAATGCAAGCAGTGAGACTTCCAAAGAAAATACTTGAACGTTTTCCTATGTGGGAGTTTCAATGTCCTATTTGTCACACATACTACGAAGAACAACCCGTCAGTTGCTCCAAGTGTGGAACGCTTTGTAACAATCCACAGTTCTGGAGAGTACCACCGAGATTTCTGAAGAATTACAAGGCAATGAGTGAGTATGCTCACAGAAGGATTATTCCAACACTTTCGAAGAAGGAGCAAAGGTATTGGCGTAAGTTCTTTACTACCATTTTTACTGCAGACTTTGAAACATATCAAGACTATAGTGACTTTGATGCCACATCAATCGGCGGATCTAACACGATGGCAGTTGTTACCGATCGGCCACATAAAGGTAGTTACTCTAGTAAACATTACGTTGTGGATGAGAATCAGGGTTGTTGGGCTCGGAAAGATTTTACCGCACAGACAGAACTCTATATGAGAGTTTACGTTAACGTGGATGAACGAAGTAATGGAACTGCTCCGTACTTTTTCACCAATTTTTTCAGAGGTTTCGACCCTTGTGTGAAGTTAGGCACATTGAAGTCTGGCAACGGCGTATCTCTATTTATGAGATATTGGAATGGCACTTCACTTGTAAATGATCAGAGCTCAACAGTGTTGTCTTTAGATACATGGTATTGTATAGAACTGTATTACAAGTGTGCCGTAAGTGGTGAAGTACGAGTTTATGTAGATGGAACAGAAGATACAGACTTAACAAATACTGGTTTCGATTCTTCTGGAGTTACAAATCTGCAAAGAGCATCTATCGGTCATTGGCAATATGGAGAAGGTCCGGCTACTGGAGATAGTACATACTTCATAGACGATGTTGTCATAGCCGATGAATATATCGGTCCTGCTGTTGACCAGTTTACCAAAACCTTTACCTTGGACGCTATTCTTATTGGTTCACCTAAAAAACACTTTACATTAGATGCCCTGCTTAAGGGAACGCTCACTAAAGATTTCACTTTGGATGCACGCCTAATCAAAAGACACACAAAGGTATTTTCAATCGACGGAATTTTGGTTACTCAAGGTACAAAAACATTTACTCTTGATGCTATTGTCTCTGGACCGGTGGTTTTTCAAGACCCATTTTGGTCACTTGGCGAGCCAGTGATTCCACAAGAAGATTACGACTATTGGAGTCTTGGTGAACCGTGGATTGTTTTGCGCATTACTGCTGTTGCACAAGAAACTAAGACCTTCACACTTGATGCACTTTTGAAAGCGGAACTTACGAAAACCTTTACACTGGATGCACTTTTACAATCAGTTTCTACTAAGACATTAACAGTAGATGCTATTTTGTTAGCAGTACAGACGAAAACATTCACGTTGGATGCTTATCTGAAAGCGACATTAACGAAATCTTTTGAGCTCGATGCATTGTTACAAAAGACTCAGATAAAGACATTCTCCGTTGATGCTTTACTCAGAGCTACTCTTACCAAGCCATTTACATTAGATGCGATACTGGTAGAAGAAGGTATAAAGACTAAATCGTTCACTTTGGATGCATTGCTTCAGAAAGTGCAGACGAAAACATTCTTAGTAGATGCACTGCTTCGATTAAGAGGAGAGAAAACTTTTGCTATAGACGCAATCTTACAAGCAACTCTTGAGAAGACGTTTTCTCTTGACGCGCTACTTTTGAAGACTGTTGTAAAAACTTTCACGTTAGATGCGATCTTGAAGTCAACTGCAGTGAAGACACTGACTTTGGATGCTATTCTTAAAGCGACTCAGACAAAAACTTTTACGCTTGATGCCATCCTTTCAGCACCTGGAGTATTTATGAAACAATTCACTTTGGATGCACTCCTGAAAGGTTCTTCAGTAAAGACATTTACTATCGATGCACTCCTGCAAACATCTCACGTAAAGACTCTCACACTTGATGCCATTCTCTTACTCACAAGCACGAAATCATTCACGTTAGATGGATTGATTCGAAAGACTAGTGTAAAAACCTTCACTTTGGATGCGATCATAGTTGGCCTACTGCCGACCTTATTTGCTGAAATTACCGAAACAGCAGATGATCTTGGAGTGAACATTACCGAAGAAGAACAGGAGATGGGTGTTACAATTGAAGAGGTTGGCTAATCCACATCTGCACCTAAAAGTTTAAATATTCGAACGGATGAAATATATTCGTACGGACAGTGAACTTGAATGAAGTTTGCGCTACGAGGTCAGACACGCACATTTCGTGTGGCATTTACAGATAGAAATGGCGATCCTAAGGATCCAACGGACATTACCGGAGAGGTATATGATCCCGAGAGTACGCTGAAGCATTCTTTTGTCCTCGGAGATTTCACGAAGATTTCAACGGGCATCTATGAAGTTGCGTACACGCCAGCCAGTGATGCAATAATCGGCCGGTGGAAGCTTATCGTCGATGGAAAGGATGGAACAGAGCCTATCGGAAAGGATACGATAGTTTTCAAAGTAACAGCATGGTACGTACCTGAAATAAGTGAAGTACGACAGACGTTGAATAATCTGTCCGATAGTCAGGTAGGTGATCTGACCGTTGCTTCAAAGATTAATCTCGCTTATACGATAGTATTAGAGAATATTTCAGGTGCTGCGAAGCAAAGCCTCAAAGAGGAGGCAACTCTCGCATGGGCTTGTTTCTTAGTCTACAAGGAGTACGTTGCGAAATTAGAGCGCGGTCCTGGCGTAACTCCTGCTGCAACGGTAATGTTAGAGAGTTATAAAGAAGAAGCTATGCAATTTCTTGAGTTCGTTAAGAAAGGAGCGCCAGCATATGAGCCATCTATCGACCAGCCTGATACGTTATTAAGACAGTATCTCGATGGTGAGTTAGCAGAAGACGAAGATTTCTATTAGGTGATCAACGTGCAAGTCAAAGTCATGATTCAATCCGTCGATCTGAGGAATTTTCTCGAGACAGAGAAAGACTACTGGGATAGATTTGGATCTGCTGTGTTAACGACCGTACGAGATAAAGGCTTGCAGATTTATCAGGAGGAAGCACCGAAAGGAGCTACGAGAAGATTACAACGATCTCTTTTCGGTGAGGTCCAAGGTAACAAAGTTTCCTTCGGTTATGATCTTAGCGTTGCTCCTCATGCTGAACATATTGATGGTTACGGGCAGACAGCAAGATCACAAGGTAGATTTGTTCCAACGTTAGGTCGTCGACTTATTAAATCGTCAAAACATAATCCTAGTGTAGGTTGGCATCCTGGTAGTCGTAAGACGCCATTTACTGAACGGACTTTAGCAAGACTCGGTCCGTTGATGACTAATATTATAATGAATGGAATTCAAGGTGCACCGAAATGAGTTGGGGAGATTGGTACGAGTCTGTCTGGACGGCACTGGTAAATAAAGTGAAGTCACTTGATGACTTCGATGATGAGAATACTTTCTTCGGTGAAAAGTTCCCACCGGAGAAATATCCTTCCGCTTATATCTGTCCAGGTGAAGTTCCAGGCCAGCCGAAAACTATGCATGAGTCAGAGTATCATCCCCAATTCGAGATCGGTATAGTCGTGAAGAAGGCAAATGCAAAAACTGGCTTTATAGATGCGTTTAAATATGCTGGCAAGATAGTAGGTGCGATTGATGCTGACCGTACACTCGGCGGTGCAGTACATAATGTCGAAGTGATCAATATCATACCGTATTGGCGTGGTCTTGGTCGTGGTCCTGAAGATCACTGGGTTGGCGTTATAGTTTCCTGTACTCACAAAATGTAGGTGAAAGAAATGTCAGCAAAAAAGACAAAATCTGAAGAGGTGACCGTTAGATATACTGCACAGTATACTGGCGAATCACCCATACTTCGTCGGGTTGTCAAACCAGGCGAGGAAATAAAAATAGATAGAAAGACTGCAAAGTTACTGGTTTCTTCAGGCCAGTTTGAAATTGTTGCAGAGAAAAAGCCCGCCGGAGGTGAGACAGATGGGTAAATGGTTAGGCATAGCAGACGAGACAGTCTTCGGTACACCTGTTACTCCGCCAACTGAATTCCTCGACTGTCAGTCGATTGACTTACATCCTGAGAGAGAATCTGCTGAAGTTGAATCTTCGAATTTCATTGGTCCTACTAGCGCAGCGACAGGTTCGTACAAAATTCTCGGAGAGACTGAAATCATACCGAATTCGGAGAATATCTTGAAGTTACTCAAGTATCTCCTTGGTGCACCGACAACATCACAGGATGGAACTGATCCGAGATATAAGCATCAATTCTGGCCGTTAGACACTTTAAAGTTCGCGACCTTATATAAGGTTGATGAGCAATTACCAGACGGCGTGAATGCACTGCAATATACGTCTGTGATAGCAACAGAATTAAGGCTAGAAGCCGCATTGAATGCTTTCGTATCAACGCGCTTCTCTCTATTCGGACAGAAGGATGCAAAGATAACAAAACCAACTATAGGGACGTTCTCAGCTGTAAAGCAGTTCTTCAGCATGAATGGTAAGATGTACTGGGATATAACCGGGACGTTAGAAGAAACTTTGATTAGTGCGATGAGTTTGACATATACACGAGAGATTCCAGATGACTTCTATTCAATGAACGACGCCTTCCTAAAAGGATTCATACCTGGAGCCGCTAAACTCGAAGGTAGCGTCGATCTTCTGTTCAAGGATTGGACGGCATATGAAAAATTCTGGGGAGGCACGTCAGCTCCTATTTCGTCACCGGCTAGAGCTGCAATGAGCTTTGACTTCATAGGGCCAGCATTGACAGGAGGATCAGGCGAGTATGAGTTTAATCGATTGAAGGCTTTACTGCCGTCATTGATCTTACCATCAGTGAAAGAACCTTTCGAGGGCAGAGGTAAAGTCGTCCAGACAGTAGAGTTCAAAGCAGATCGAGGATCTGTCGGTGGGCAAACTGCACTGTGGGAAGTCGATCTCGTGAATGCAATTGCATCAGCTTAAAAGGAGGGAGAAATCTGTCGGAGTTAATTCCAACCTCATCGGAAGAATATCGCAAGGGTAAAACGAAGATTATCAAGCTGAAATCGGGAAATGTCTTTGAGATTCGAAAGATGTCGGTACCGGTATTTGCTGACTTGTATACTGAGTTAGGCATAGTTCTTCCACCTGGCACTCCATTGGAGAAGATCGATGAAATCATGCAAGAGAAGATGAGTGATCCGGAGTTTAGCATTAAGATTATTAATGCGGCTCTTAAGGTTGTACCGAGGTGCATTATACGTCCGCCTATCGTTGACAAGCCAGAGCCGGGTATGTTGACAGTTGATGACATATCGCCGGAAGATTTATTCGAGACGTTCGAAACGGTTATGGAATTCAGCGGTATAACTCGTTTGGCAGAAGCAGCACGTCAGAGGTTTCAGAAAAAGCCCGCTTGGTAGAATAGTCAAAGGCGTCGCAATGGCATGTGGTCGCTTACCTAGTGAACTAGTTGACTACACTGGTTCGCGTCTTGAACGACTTCTCTTTGATGCTGCGATACTCCAGGAAGAAGAGGAAAGCGAACCGAAGACAACGTTAGATGCTATCATTCGAAGAAGAAGACAGTCAGGAGGATACGCATAGTGTCACAACGTACTGTTAGAATGATCTTACAATGGTTAGAGGCAAATCCAGGTACGTATAAGTCCGTGAAAGATAAAGTAGATGCTTTAAGTGTAGCTACGAAGAGAGCTGCAGCTGCCGTATTACATGGCGTATCAGCTGATAGAGAACGCGATAAGATATTAGATGCAACGAAATCAACGCATGCAGACTATCTGAATGTTATTATGCGTAGCATTCCTGGCTATAAGATGGCTGAGGATATCCAGAAGAGACTGGATGCACAGACTGAAAGCGAACGAAAAGCTAGAGAAGAAAGTATTAAGACGTGGAAGAGACATAGTCATCAGATTACGACGGCAGGCATGCGTATTGGTTGGCTTGGCTACCGCCTTGTCATGATGGGTCGCATCATGACTCGGTACATTATGCAACCCGTCAATCAGGTTATTAATCTGCTTAAGAACTGGCAGAAGACTATGAGTGATGTTGCCTATACGATAGGTATTTTAACCTATACGGGTTTGGGCTCCACTGATATGTTGGCAACATTACGTGATACACTAACGAAATTACCTGCAGCAGGATTGCAGATTCAAGCTGCCTTCGGAGCCATCGAAGGCGTACTCGCTACGATTGGAGTTGCACTCGCACCGATTGTTGCTGACGTGCTTATTCAATTAGCCGATGCTTTTCTCAAGGTATGGAATGCAGTCTCTCCGACACTTATTCCAGCATTGGAACAGATGGCTAATTCTGTTCTTCCGACGTTGATCAGCCTTATTGAAGATGTCGGCCCGGCGATCATTGCGGGCTTCGTTGAAGGACTACAGATATCTGTTCCACTCATTATTGAATTAATGAATGCTGCACGACCACTCTTACCACTGTTAGCAAAACTTGCAGGCATCCTTTTGCCGTTCGCACCAATTTTAATGGCTGTCGGTATGGCATTCTTCTTTATCAGTCCGATCCTTATGACAATCGGAACGTTAGTTGGCTGGCTAGCTCCACTCGTCGGTGTCCTCGGAACGTCTTTCTCATCACTTCTTGCTCCACTCGCTGCGATTGCAGCAGCCGTCATAGTTGGTATCACTGTATTCTTGCTTCTGAAAGATATCATCGGCCCGATACCAGCAGCGATCATTGCCATTACGGCCGCAATAATTACAGGCGTCATCGTGTTTAAACTAATGGGTGTTGTTCTCGGTTTTCTGACTGGTATAGCAAGCGCAGCCTGTCCAGCTCTTATCGGCCTCGGTACAGCAGTTGGTACTGCGGGAGCAGCTGCTGCTCCTGCGATCCCCATTATTTTAGCTCTTGGCGCGGCAGCCTTAATGGTCGGTGCAGCCTTCTTGCTGGCTGGCGCAGGAGTTATGCTTGCAGTCAAAGGGATAATTGATCTCGCGAAGAATATTGATATCCTAATTCCTCTCGTTCCCGTTCTGTTTGGAGTAGCAGCTGGAATGCTAGCAGTAGCTGCAGCTGGATTGGTAATGCTTCCATCTGCCGCTGGTGTCCTAGCCATGTCAGTTGCGCTAGTTGCATTGTCGGCCTCTATCGTAATATTGGCTGGAGCACTCGTTACTCTCACTGCTGCTGCGAAAGCTTACGAGGCAGTTGCGGGCACTGTAGAAAAAGTTACGAAAGGCGTAGGGAATGTAATCGGCGGGTTGGGTAAAGCCCTGTCAAGTTTATGCTTCCGACATGCGACACCTATGGCTGAAGTCTTCGGTAAAACGTTAGATAGTACGAAGAGAAAGACTGTTGAGACGACGGCGACGATTAACGAGATAGCAGGTGCACTACGTCGGGTACCAGCGGGAGAAGTTGGCGGAGTTGGTGTCGGAGGTCGTCCAGGTGGTCCTAACTATACGACGATTTATAGCTCTGTCGAAATAGGTTCAGTCTCGAGTGAACTTGATTTGAATGTAATTCCGACTACAGTCGACAGAGCATGGGGTGAAGCAATCCGAAGGAGGCGGTGAGAATGCCATGGCAGATTAAATGGGATACGACGACGATTGAGTTGACGCAAGATCCAGCGAATGTTATTGATGACAATCCTGCAAAAGAGTCGTCTGCTGACTACCCAGGTGATCTACCGGTCTTAATAGGTATCGGAAAGAATGTGAGAAAGCTTACTATCGAAGGTTATCTTTACGATCCTGCGAAGACGAAAGATCAGTTGAAGACTGATATTATTGATCCTCTACGTACGAGGATTGGAAAGACAGTAGAATTAGCGCAGACTGCTCGTTATAATGGCACTTGGATGTTATATAATGTTAAGCCTAAAGAAGAGAGAGGATTTACGAAATCTTATCGCTACACGATGGAATTTCATCAAGGTTCTCAATACGTGGTATTATAATGGTCTGGAAAATTGAACTTTGGGTGGATTCACCTCCAGGATGGGTAGAGAAGACTGACGCTACGATAGTAAGCATGCCGGCAGAACTAAATGGGCATGAGGAAGCAGTCTTTACTATCCCGAATACTTCAGCAAATCGGTCTTTTGTTGACGCTGATGTGAGGATTAGAATCTCATGGGATACAACGGTTATTTGGCGTGGAATGCTATATGCTCCATTATTCGGTAATGATCTGATCACGTGTATTTGTTATAACGAATGTTTTGAGGAGATGAAACAAAAGGATTATACTGCAACACATACGTCTATTGCGGCAAATACAATTCTTGCAGCGATCTGTACAGCAGCCGGCGTTGTTGCAGGCTCATGTCCGTCAACATTAGTTTCCGTAAGATTTCGCAGGACGAAATGTTTCGATGCTGCCGTCTTCCTAGCAGAAGCAGTCAACGGAGACTACTGGGGTGATTATGATGGCAGCGAAAATCCACGGTTTAATATTAGTGCGCGTGGATCAGCGAAAGGATCGATTACACCTATCGCATGGCCTGAACGTGGTAAAGATCGCGCTAAGAAGAGAGATAAAGTAATTATAGTTGGGGTTGATGCTGATGGTAACGAGATTGAAGGATCTGCTGGAACAGGTACTGATATTGAAGTCTTTCGAGAGAAGAAAGCATCAGATGTTGCGACGCTCAATAATATTGCTGCCCAGAAGTTGGCTGAACTTAATACGGAATCTAGCGGAGTTACTCTGCCTGTCTTGATTACAGCAGCTTACAATCTTTATCCTGGCGATACTATTACGTTAAATAAGCCAACTTTAGAACTCGTTGGAGATTTTCGCATCTGGACGATAACAAAGTATCTTACAAAGGCTGACGTTGAAGTTGAAAGGCCTGAAGCGATCGGTACGAAGTATTTAGATGAAACGAAACAATATGAAGAGCAGGGCATTTATATATTATCAACGGAACAAATACCAGATAGGTATTATGATAAGGAAGCAGATGACGTTGATGACATTGCAGATGTGACGAAATCGCCTCCGAGTTTTTCAGTCACCGCAGAAGAGATTGATACGACGACACTATTTCGTTGCTGGCTGAAGATCACAATTACTCGAGTTACAGGTGCTGGTGGGTATATTATTAGTTACAACGAAACAGGGTCGGCGAATTTTCGTCACATCAGTGTTGAACAGCCAGTAAGTGGTAATCCCGTCGTAGTGACGGAAGATCTCAAGGCTGATACGATTTATGATATTAAAGCATGCACGTTGAGTAAGCTTGGAGCAGCTTCATCGTGGTCGAGCGTACAGAATAAGACAACGGCGGCAAATCAAGCTGCGCCGCCTGTACCGACTGGATTAACTGCATCACCGGTTCTTAATGGAGTTCTAATCGAGTGGCAACACGTTGGCGCATCAGACTTAATGTTCTATCAGGTATATCGTAGTATAACATCAAATCCTGGTGATGCTGTCAGTGCGGGAACAACTCGCGGAAATGTATTACTCTGGAAGGTTGAGGATCCTGATGCTGAATATATTACACATTACTTCTGGGTGACGGCAATCGACACTTCAAATAATGAAAGTGCGAAACAAGGTACGCCCGTAAGTGCAACTCCAGAAAGAGTGAAACCAATTGATCTGACGATTGAATCGCGTCCGTGGACTGCCGATTTCAAGATATGGGAAGACGAGACAACATTTGGTAAGTTATATTGGGCTGCGAAAGATGACGTGTCTAATATTACTATCAAGTTTGCTGACGGAACGTCTAAGACAATTAATGCTAACATATCTGGCACGACGTTTTCTGCGGGATTACGATATTTCTATTGGCAAGACGGACAGTCAGCACTGCAAAATTCTGTGGACTATGATGATGCTGTCGGTGAAGGGAAGGGTTTGCTAGCTGTCGTCGATGTGAAAACAAGTGATCGTTCGACGATTCTCCCTTATAATAGTTATATGCCGACGATAGGTACTGGTGCACTCGCGGCAAAGGCAATCTTAGCACAGCATATCAAAGCAGGCCAGATTCAAACTGACCATCTGGAAGTTGCGTGTATTACAGCGCCGAAACTAGCTGAAGATGCTATCATGTTTACTTATAGCGATGTCGGTCTAGTGCTAGCGTTACCTCTCGACGAAGGAACAGGTTCTTACGTTTACGATTGGAGTACGCAAGCAAACTCTGGAGCAATATCTGGTGCTACATGGACGGATGGCAAGTTTGGAAAAGCCCTGCTTTTCAACGGAACGAGTGACTATGTTAACGTCGGTGATATTGCTGCTCTTGCCGTTACCAGCATTACAATTATTGCATGGGTAAAGTTGGCGTCAAGTGGCGGAACGCAAGCAGTCGTTGACAGATATAAGAGTACACCGAACGATGGGTATATGATTAGGATTACTAACAGTCGTTATTTAGAGGTTGTCCTCGGTAATGGTACGACGGAATACGTCGATCAGTCAACTCTACAAATTGCGTGGGATACATGGCATTTCATAGCCCTAACGTATGATAGTACAACAGGGAAGGTTTATGCATATATCGACGGCGTACAAGAACAACTGGATGATTTTACAGGTGCACTTGGTGATGCAGGCAGAGTACTACAAATAAGTTCACAATGGTTTGGACAGTTAGTTAAAGGTACAGTTGATGAAGTTCGTGTCTACGATCATGCATTAAGTGCCGATGAGATTTTGAGCTTATTCAGAATCGGTGCTTCGAAGTATGATATGATTACGACAACTAAAGTCCTCTCGATTGCAGCGACGAAAATCCTTCTTTCAGGATCGGTTTATCTATCCGACTGGAGGAACGCAAGTGATCTGACGAAGATCGAAGGAAGTAAGATCTACACAGGGACGATTGATTCTGATCAGATTAAAGCAAATGCGGTGAAGACTAGTGAATTACAGTTTGACCGTGTGACTTCTGATCCTTCAGGTGAAGGTAAACTCTGGTATCGGTCAGATTTCGATCAGCTACGATTTCGCGGTGTAGGCAGTCTTGTCGGATATATTCCACGATATCCTCTGACTGATGATACTGCACCACCAGAAAACCTAATACCAAACCAATGTTTTGAATTAGACCGTGATGATGACGACGTTCCTGATTATTGGATGTTCAGTGGTAGTGGTACAATAGAGAGAATTACAACCGATTCCTATAAAGGTGGAGCCTGTATTCGACTTTATTGTACTTCAGCGCAAAATGTTGGTGCGTGGTCTGAATTCTGTCCAGTAAAGCCTAATTTGGTATATTATGCAAGCGCAGCAGTAAAACGCGTTTCAGGCTCATATAATGCCGTCGTTCGAATACATTGGTATACACGAACGAAAGCCGAAAGTTCAACGCCTCACTCCGATGCTTACGATGGAAGTGCAACTACTTCTTGGGGAGTGCTAGGCGGTACGGTTACGAGTCCTAGCGATGCAGCATATGCTCGCGTAGAGGTATATATTTGGCAACCGAGTCCGACGGCTGAAATGCGTTATGATGATATAGTTTTCAGTGAACAACGCGCTGCTATACCGACAGAAGGGGTTGTCGGAGGAATAACTTCAGATTATTATACTACCGTTCATATAAATACAACTTGGACTACGGCGGTTGAAATAGTTGTGCCGGATGTTGATCACGAAGTCTATTATATTATCTCGATGTGTACATGCAAAGAAACTCAAACTTCGCAGGCACATATTAACGTTCGATTATATGATGTTACTGCGAACATATATTACCCGTCTTTGTCTACGTATTATTGGATTCTACTCAGAGCAAATTTCTGGGAAGTGCCGTTTGATTGCTTCTTTACTATTCCACGGAATGTGAAAGGTCATACATTGCGATTACAAATGCGCGTTGATACTTCTGGTTTGGATAGTGACTTCTATGTCCGATTATTAGCATGGGGTCACAGTCCGCATTCACATCGTTAGACTTTACGAGACCCAACGTGCTCATAGAATAACAGTAATGCATATCCGATTGCAATACAGCAAGCTACAATTTCAAACGGCACGAGAATATCGAAGTGAATTAGCACAGGCTTGTCGATAGTTAGAATGAGGAAATAAAGGAAAACAATCTGCGAGCCAATGGTGGTCGCTAATGCTAGGTATTTCAAGAGGTAGATCAACTTTCGTCGATTCATATTCCCACCGGATATTAACTTAACAGGAGGTGATAAATTGAAACGAAATATGATAGTAATGCTTCTAATCCTTCTACTACCTATCGTTGCTGTAAATGCACAAGTCTCTTATTTCTCTGACAGCTATGAAAATGGCTTCGACCCTTGGGACAGTACGATGGTTTGGGGTGAGGGTTCGTATCTGAAAATAATCGAAAACGCATCCTTTGCATACCGTGGTAATTACTGCATGGAACATTATTTAAACAGTGGAATCAAGACAGGCGCATCTAGTGGAGCGTTTCTTATCAAATATCTACCGAACGTAACGATGCTGTACGTGCGAGTCATGGTTAAGCTACCGACACTAGATGCAGAAAGCAGTATTGAAATATATTCACTGCGAAGTGAAGAAGGATATGTCATTGCGTCATGCTATTTACTGCCAGTGCCTCACTATTGGTTGTTTCATTACGGTCATGCTGACGGACATACTTCATTAGTGACATATGTGATTCCGGAGATAAACGTCTGGCAGCACGTAGAAATAATGGCAAAGGTCGGCAACGGTACCGGCGAAGTTGCATTCTGGGTAAATGATGTTGAGTTGGAAAGAGCAACTAATATAAATAACACCGTAGTCAACGAACATATAATTGCTGGTGTTGAGAAAGTTCATATCGGTGGAGGAATCGGTTGGAGTGGCGAATTCAAATTCTATACAGATTACGTTGAAATTCGCGATGAATATGTCGGTCCTATCATTCCGGAATTTAGCTACCCTACGGTGTTAGTCGCTTTACTCGTTGTATCTGCATCTCTAGCCATTCTGGTTTGTCAGTGGGTATTCCGAGCTTGCGTAAAGACGTCAAAATGTCCTGACAGCTCTCCTGAACGATAACTATATCATAGTTAGCATCCTTAATTCGTTGGTTCAATTGCCGAATAAGCACCGCTATTTCATTGCTTCGCAGTACTTCACTCACAACGGCTCGCTGTTGGGTAATCTTCTGTTCGATAGAATCCATCAACCTTTGCTGTTGTTCGACGTTTATTTGGAGACTCTTCATTTCATCGCCCAAACGCTTCTTTTCAGCTAGTAAAATTGCTAACTTAATCTCTTCGTCACTAATCCCAGGTTGTTCCAAGACAATCTCAAGAATCTTATTGCAAGCTTCGGACATGTTGATACCTAGCTCCTTACACCGTGCGACGATATCCTTCCGTAAGTATAGCGTCGTGGTTTGTTTATTCATCTACCTTCCCTCATTAATGATTTCATAACCTTCCAGGTTTCTAAAAAGCGATATCCTTTTGCTGTCGTTCGATAGAACTTTCCGTGCTGTTGCAATAATCCCGTCTTTAGTAGCAGCGGTAGATAACGCTTCGTGAGATAATCGTAATCTAAGTTTGCCTTCGACGCTAGATTAGATTTCCGAGTATCCTCTCGTGCAGCATCCAACAAATCAGCCATTATTTCAATATACGTCCTCATTTTTTCTTACCTCGCAATTCCTCCGATAAGATTAACGATCCATCAGGCAGTCTTTTCAATGCTCCCATTCGACTCATTTCACTAATTAGCTGTTGTGACTGTCTCCAGTCTTTCCCGAATAATAATAGTTCATCCTTAAGGGCGAATTTACCCATTGCCCCTCCATGAGCTCTCATAATCGAAAGGATTTCGGCGAACTCACTACCTCGTCGTATCATATCTCGATATCGTGCTTCATCGAGAAGCATCCTTTTGGTAGCATCATCAACCGAGACATATAACATACTGTCAAAGTCGCCTTTCATTACCTTATATCCCATAATCAACCTATCGTAGAGCATTTCTTCCCAGTAAGGCAACTTCAACTGGTCATATAAAGCATAAATTTCAGGATTAGACTCAATCTTCTCTATACCTTTAATCTTCTCCTGGAGATTCTTCAATTCTGCTCTAATCCTATCAGTTCGCGTCGGATTGAACTTAATATTCTTCGACGCTCTTCTCGCTAACTTTATTTCCTTCATATCAGTTGGCGTCGGTACGAAATAAATAAATAGAAATCTCCGCGCCATACCTCCTCGCAGATCGAATCGAGCTGGCTGTGTACCAACCCATAAGGTAAGGTACGTGCGGTAAGCTAACGGTCCGGCGGCAAGGTCTTTATAAACCCAACCGCTATCGAGCGCTCCGAGAAGAGCAGGATCAAGTGCCTTACTATGTTCCTGACGGAGCATCTCACTGATGGCGCTGAATTCCTCAATTGCCGTAATAGAAAACTGATGTCTCTTACAAATTCCAGGAACTTCGACCTTCTGACCAGCTTCAAGGCGAATCGTACCAACGAAGCCTGCCTCGNNNGGTCATCATGCCTTTCATAGCGTGGTCAATCTTACTATCTTCGAGAATAGCCTGATGACCGCGAACAAATTGTTCCTGCCAGAAGGTTTTCTCGCCTCCTGGCGGTGCGATAAACATAATATGTGATCGTAAATCTGGTATTCGCCTAGCTTCAAAATAAACTTTCTGTTTCCTATTATGTAAGTTCAATAGATGACATCCAATAGATGCTATATAATACGGTGGAAAACGATCTACGTGACATGCTTTTGCCTCGCGAAATTCCGCCAATATAAGTTCGTAAATATCCGTCACTATTCCACTTCCTCTCTAATTCTTTCCCAGAGATCAGAGCCTGTATGTACGATGCGTAGGACACCACATTCGTCACAGAAGACTCGACAATTCCGTCCGGATAGCTTTCGTCTACCTATCTTATAATGTCGTGTTTCTTTTCCACATACAGGACACGGTAAAAATCCTATAAAGACATACGTTTTCTTCTCCCACCCCAATATCTCGTACACTTATGATGCGTCTTACAACGTAATTCCTTTCCCTTAGGCTTCCAATACTCCTTACTATTCGGTCGACTTCGCTTTCCATAAGGCACAACATGATGTATCTCTAAATCTTCCGTGCTTCCACATATCTCTCCATTCGGCATGATGTGTTGACAACGTCCTCCAAGAGCTCGAATTAGATTATTCCTTTTTCTCTGATACCACTTTCGCAAATACTCCTTCTGTTTCTTCGGGTCGGCATAAGGCAAACTGTGTTCCCTCGTAAAGATTAGCCGTTATCAAAATATCGACTACATCAACGATCGGTATGAATCCGTGCTGATAGGTATCCGTCGTTTCAATCGTGAAGTCATCATTCATCTTGATGAACTTTTTCAATGGCTTATCATACGTCGTCATCCAGAAAACACCTGTACCGCCAGTAATCGTCGAAGTAAACAATAGTTCACCACGTCGTAATATTCTTTCTGGGCCGATCAAAATTAGCTCTTGCAGACTCTTCATCTTCACTACGATGAAATTCAAATACCGATCATCCTCCTCAACTTCTTATACGTTGCTGGTCCGACTCCCGGCATGACTAGGATTTCTTCAGGCCGCTCCTTTAAGGCCACTACAAACCCATAGAGATTGTTAAACTTATCGACAAATTGCTGTGCAAGCTTCGGACCAATATGCAATGCAGTCACAAAGACGGCAACTCTTGCATTATACGAGTGTTGTTTTAATGACCGTCTACTCGGCATTCCAAGTTTTCCCTCTTCGACTTTCTCGCAGATCTTCCAGAGTACCTTAAGTGCATCTTCGAGCGGTTGCTCACTCCAAAATATATTGCAATCGAAGCGAACACAGACTGAAGCGACAGCACCGTAAAGAGCCATCGGATTCAACTTCTGCCCGCGCTTAGCGAACTGCTTTGCCAAGTCCGAGATTTTGCCGTGAACGAAAAGGAAGGCAATCTTACCTTTCGGCTGACAGTAATTATACAGTCTCTCCATCTGTTCTTCCAATCTTCTCGTATACGTAGACTGACAGAGATCTCCGACCTCTTTCCTCTCCCAGATAACGTGATCGCTTGCGAAATCGCCGTAAGTCAACGTCATCCTAGTCCACCTTAAACCAGTCTTCCTTGCGGCTTCGAATATCTCCGGCGGTTCACGAGTATCGATCATCACGACAGCCATAGTTTACATCCCCTCTGGCATTTGTATCAATCCGCAAGATGGACAGTAGACTGCATTCCAACCACGACGATATTTCTCCACGTCAATCTCTCGCCCGCATTTCCTACAGAAAGTCATCGTAACGTCATAAGTGTCGCGAAAGACGTCTTTCCTAATCGGCCAGCACTCTCCGCTAGGTCCTCGTATGATATAATCCTCTCCTGCAATTGCAATCGTCGGTCCATGCAGTGTTATAACTGACTCACCACGCTTCGCCGGTGTCGTTATTCCATATCCGTCAAAGATGCCCACTGGCGAGACTTCCCTAAATTCAACAGATTTAGGTTTCTTTCGTGCTTTCATCCACTTCATTCTTAATCACCTCTAAAGCTTTCATATAGTCAACACCGAACGTAGTGAAGAACTTACCGTCAATTTCGACGACAGGGGCCGCTAGTATATACCTCGAACGCATTATCAAGTCAGCCATTACGTTAGTATCATCAAGATTTCGCGTCTCATACGGTATCTTTCTTTCCTCAAGGTAAGCTATCACTCGTTCGCAAACTACACATTGAGGAGTCGTATAGACTATTACTTTCATATCTCGTCCTCCTACATCCTCGATGCTCCGCATGGTTTGCCCGTATAACGATCTCTCTGACAACGATGACAGCAGTGCCAGTTAGGATCCGTGTGCCAGTAACCACATCGCGGACAACGATGAGGATCATCATTCTCTAGGTCTTCAAGTGCTTGCAACTGGGTCGACGACTCCTGCTTCGCGGAAACCTTTCTCTCTTTGTACACAGGCATTACACTTGCCGCAAGGTTTGTCCTCGCCTTTATAGCAACTCCACGTTAGCTGCCACGGTACGTTGAGATGTTCGCCACGCCGTACAATGTCAGATTTCGTCATTCGGACTAATGGTGCGACAATTTGTGGTTTGTCGCGCGAGCTGAGAACGAGCAGAGCATTCATTACAGCGACATATTCCTCTCTCGTATCTGGATAACCGCCACTGTCTATCCAGTTAAATCCTGTATAGATGTACTGACAACCGAGTACTTCAGCGTATGCCGCACAGATAGAAAGAAAAATGGTGTTGCGCATCGGTACGTACGTCAGCGCAACTTCGTCAGGTCGTTGGTCAGTCTCAACATCAGGTACTGCAATCTTACTGTCAGTTAGTGAAGAGCCTCCGATCTGCCTTAGATTAACCTTGAACACACCATGATGTACGCCATACCATTGCGCAAGCTGTTGAGCCGCTTTCATCTCTCTGTCGTGTCGTTGTCCATAGTCAAACGTTATCGCGTAGACTTGATGCTTGCCAAACTTCTTGACAGCTTCCGCAAGAGCTACTGCGCTATCCATTCCACCGGACAGCATCACGATACACTTCTGTACCATTCTCTCACCTCCTCACTTTTCTGTCTTAACTTCCGATTTCTTTGCTGGTGCGAGTTCCTTCAGGATTGCTTCCTTCATTTCAGACTTTATTACCGCTATCTCATCCTTGACCTTCTTTTCAGCCTGTCTATCCGTCAAGTTGGCTATGCCAACGTTCACTATTTTCTCAGCGCGATATATCACATGGACTCGCTTGATTGCCTTCCCAGCAACTACGACTTCTTCATGAAATGGCATGATATCACCTCCTTTTGCCGTAGATCAATGTGAGCGCCTCGTTACGAGGCTGCTCAAACATGAGGAAATTGCCACGGACTGCACTTGTAACCGTCCTTGCGTTTGTATGTGCTGGCATTCCATAGTCATACTTGCCTCCCACTAACATGCAAGTATGTATTCCTTCGATGATGACCATACAACCTAACGGATCGAGACATTCAACTATTGTATTAGCCAAGTCTGACGTCATTGCTTCCTGAATTTGCGGTCGTCTGGATAAAGCCCGGACAGCACTGAGAAACTTTGACAGTCCAACTATCGTTCTGTTAGGCACGTACGCTATGTGCACTTTACCAAAGAACGGCCAGCAGTGATGACAACACCAGCTTACGAACTCAATGTCCTTAATGACAATCATTTCCTTATGCTTCGTCGGCAGTGGTCTATCAAAGAACTTCTTAATATCAATCGTCAGTCCTTCCGACATGTCTTTATATAGGTCGACGATTCTTCGCGGTGTTTCTTTCATTTCACCCGTCAAGTCGAAGTTAAAGGCTAGCAGTAGATCCTTGACTCGTCTCTCCAATTCTTCTTGCGATTCCATATCGTTCACCCCGGTCTCCTCTTATGATGAATATTCGAATGTCGAAATTTTCGATAGTTGCAATAAGGACAAGAAGGAGATTCGCCAGAATCTGATAGATCTTCTTCCCATTCTTCTTTTGTACTGATTGCTCCACACTGAAGACATTCGTAGTATTCATACTTTCGTTTTGTCATACTATCACCTATACCTAGAATGGCGAAGTACCTCTTATCTCAGCTATCTTACAATCCTTACAGCCGTAATCTTCGCCGTGTGTACAGACATTACATGAGTCTTCCTGAATTGCGAGATCTAATTCATCAAGTTTCGCAACACTTTCCGTACAATGCATTATGACAAGCTCCGTCCTCATTTCTACAAGATTCATCACACATCCCTCCTATGCTTTGAGTAATGCCTCAGGATTAGTCCGAAAGAGCGTCATAACTCGTTGGCCTGAACAATCTCTACAAAGATGCCACATGACAATCCATTCTTCAATCTTATCCTTTCCCTTTATCTTTGTACCACACTGTCTACATTGTACAACGATGTGTTTACCCAGTCGCGATCGTAGAAATTTACAATGATTCCAGAGGAAGACAACAATACGTTTCAACACTACACACCCCTCCTTGTACCATATATCACGCGATGTAATTGTGGTAAGACTCTCAGATCAAATGGTAACTCTTGATGGCTGACGAATTCCCAAAAGTTCTTATACGTTCGCCAATAGCCTTCCGGTGTCTGTCCTTCAACATTACCGTCAGGTTGAATAATTATCGGCATCTCGAGGAAAGCCGACCGAATATGCACCTTCATTTCATTTAAGAGACTAATAGCTTCCCAGATGTCATCAACCGTTTGGCAGACAAATTTTAATTGTCTGCGAACACCGCGATACCTCCAGATTAAGGCCGAGAGAGTACCTTCTTCCCAGCGATCTTTCATCCCACTATTAGTCATCTTCGGGCTGATTGTCAACAGATCAATAAAGTTCAACCATCCTCCGTTAGGTATTATCGTGCCATTCGTTTCGATCGAAACAGCTTTGCGACCTTTACTTCTCCTATAGATTACATCCAGCAGCCGCTCGAGATCTTGTAAGAGTGGCTCGCCGCCGGTTATGCAAATCCACGTTGTCTGCGGCAACCGTCTAACCTCCGTCCAAATTTCCTCTTCACTGACTTCGCTGCCTTCCTCCCAGCTATACTTAGTGTCACAGAACGAACAGCGAAGATTACAGCCCGCTAACCTGATGAAGCAAGTCCTTTTACCGGATTGTATGCCCTCACCTTGTAGGCTGACGAAAGGTCTCTCAATGAGTTTCAACATACTGTCTACCTTCCTCTGTATTCGTTATATCCTTATATTCACCGTGTCCGCATCTCGGACAGCCTATCGCCATTAAAAGATACTCGCCAGTAAACTTACAGCCACACTGCTTACAGCGATAGACTTTCTTCTCTGGCGGTACTATAGGTTCGAACATTAGATTTTCCTCCCAGCCGTCGGTCCTTCGTATAACTCAAAGTGAGCTTCAACAACTCCCGGTATGCCTTCAATTTCGGCTTTCAGTTCTTCAGCAATCCTTTCAACAGATGTACCAGGCAGATCAGTGTCAATAATTATTCGTTGCTTACTAAACACCTGTCGAAGTGATTCTAATTCTTCCGTCCGGTTGACTAGATCACACAGAGTTGACCATGCCATCGCATCACTTTCTGGTATGAGTGGCATATGATCGAATGACTTTATTGCATCTTTGATGTCATTAAGATCGACGAATCCTTCGACGATAACTTCTAGTTTTTTCACGAAATACGTATGCCCGTGAAGCACTCCGCACTTCGGATGGCCTGGTAACCAATGAGCAGCGCTGAAGTAAAGCTCCTTCGCATCAATCTTTAACATTCGCATCATTCTTTCACCTCCTCGTAAGGTTCGGAAACGACAAGCTCAGGTCTCGCCCATTCGAGAAACCTAAGCAACTTTTTCTTCAGTTCCTTATTATCCGTACCGATGATTAGCTTCTCGATTTCATCCTTACTGAGCGTGCCACAAACTGTACCGATCTTATTCCAAGTCTTTCTTTCCATGAGACTTTACCTCCACTGAAGGCAGTAGGCTAAAGTTATGCATACGCCTTCCTAATAGCTTAGGATCACATTCGCCAGGATAAGGAAGCGTTATGATCAACAGTTCATGAATATCAATGTCATTCGCACCTTCTATCTGTGCGATGAAAGACTCAACACCTAGACGTATGATACGGATTCCCGATGTTATTTCGGTTATCGTACTAACAAGTTCAACAGCATCTCCAGATATCTTAGCTATGCAATGACCAATTTCTACATGATGAGCTAACCAACACTTCCATTCTGGAATATACTCTTCAACAATCTCCCGTTGTTCTTTAATTGTTAAAGGCACTTATTCCTCACCTCTTTCGTTTTCCTCCTTCTGCCATTCATTCATCTTAGAGAGAAATTCTGCCGTGAAGATATCCGCCGAAAGGCACCTGTCTAACGCGACACAATATCTACAGAGAAAAGATGGTTTAGGTGGATAGATTCCTTCAGCTTTCGATTGTTTAAACTTCCGCACAGTCTTCATCACGCGGTTTATCGTTCGCGTCTTAACTTCTTCCGCGAAGACTTGATTAAGCGAAGGATTGTAACATCCTATCCATGTACAAGGGTGATCGAGAAGATTCGTCGAATTAATCCCGATGTTATAGAAAGTCAACTCGAAGCGCAGATCAGCCAACTTCATATACTTATTCGTCTTATAATCTATATTGATGAAAAACCGACTGATCATTCTATCAATTCGATCGATGTGCATGAGAAAACCAACAGCAGGCGCCTCAAGTTCTTTCTCGACAACTATCGGTTTCCAGTAATCTAACTTTCCTCCCGTTAGTTTGACAATTTCCTCCCAACGACATGCTTCAAACCAAATAAAGTTTGTCATCCATTCTCGCACGACAGGTTGCTCAGGCAGAAACTCCGCGAAAAGAATGTTTGCATCATCTTTCGTCTTACACGTCAGTAGCTTATCATAATCTAATTCCTTAAAGAATCGTGCTGCTTGCTGATGAAATCTCGTGCCGAACTGCTGCTCAACAGACGGTGGCGACGGTATCTTCTCTATCCAGATGTACTCATACAACAGCGGGCATTTCTTCCAATGCATAACCTGACTCTTACGAATTAATTCATCAGTCACCGTAGACCACCTCGTTCTTGCTTACCTTGATCAGGTAGAACCTTACCTAGCCACGATCTCGGCCAATATATCGGATGGTTGACATCATATGGCTCTTCAGGTAATAGTCTCCACAGCCAATTAAACAGACAGAGTTTCTCGCCGATGAGGTAAGAAAGTCTATCCTCGATTACTTCCGTCGGACAGCGATCACAGAAGAAGAAGTCTAACGCTCGATGAATTGCTACACTTAAACTTACTGCCATTGTTCCATACCTGCCTGTCTCTCTCCAGTCATGACTTCTTTCCAGTCTATTCCAATAGCCTGAAAGAGAGTAATAAACTTCTTCTCAACAACCTTCTTACGCATTTTCTGCCAATCGATCATTAGCTTTAATTCCTCCGGCAAATCCGTTGCTTCAGTAATACAGACAGCTTTTAGCTTCGTAAGATCTCTCGTTTGCTTCAATTTCATAGATTTACTCTCCCATGTCGCCTTCTTCATATAAATCAACATCGGTCGCTTGTCTTCACGAAAGACAAAACCAAAAT